CGGAGATCCAGGTGCCCCAGGCCCGAAAGGCGATCCCGGAGATCCAGGTGCCCCAGGCCCGAAAGGCGATCCCGGAGATCCGGGACCCCCTGGCCCCGCAGGCCCGCCGTCTGTGATCGTGCTCGATCCTGAGGACCCGGACCCCTCCCCGCCACTGGACGGCGTGCTATATGTCCGCCTCAGTTCGGCAGCCGACACGACTGCGCCGAGCGTCCCGACCGGCTTGACCGCTGGCGCTGTCACCACGTCGAGCTTCACCGTGTCGTGGTCCGCGAGCACGGACGCGGTCGGCGTCATCGGCTACGAGGCCCGGATCGACAGTGGCGCTGGTGTGGCAGCAATCAGCCCGCATACGTTCAGCGGCCGCGCGCCGGGCACCGCTTACTCCGTGCAGGTCCGCGCCCGGGACGCGGCAGCCAACTGGTCTGACTGGTCCAGCCCGCTCACCGTAACTACTGAGGTCGAACCAGAAGGCTCTTCTTTAATGTTCTCTGACACATTCGATCGGCCAGACGGACCCGCGCTGAACGGCTGGCAAGGCCCATCTGGGGACGGCTCGAACACCACTATTGTCGGCAACACCTTGTCTTTTTCTGGCTGGAGCGCCTTCAACCGAGCATGGCAGTCAGGACAACCGCGTCTTCTGTCGTTGCGCGCAGTATTCTCCTCCGCTATTGACACGTACCAAGGAATCTTCCTTGCTAGGCATTCGGTAACGGGCGGCGGGATTAGACTCTTCCGCAATGGTTCAGACTGGGTACTGGGAAATGCGGACAGTCACTCCGGTGGGAATAACGTTATTGCATCTCCGCCAGCAGGGACTACTGCACTTCGCCTAGACTTTGATGGCGTGAACGTGCGAGCCTGGGCTGGCATAGGAGCGCCGACCATTCTGGTCGGCGACGTCACCCTCACCTCACTCGGAATCACCGGAGTATCTTCGGACCCCGCCGATACTTACCTGGTGGGTTACTGCGGCGAGGCGAAGGCGCCCAACATGGATTCCTTCGAGATTTGGTCGATCTGATGCGCGTCCTACACGGCGGCGAGTGGCACGATGTTGCGGCTCTCGGTATCGGGGAGAGCGGCATTTTGCGCACGGTCACGGCGCTGGGTAACGAGCTCCCCGTTCCGCCTAGTCCGGTGACTTTCACTGTTGCCGGTCCGACTACCTTTACGCCGATGATTGAGGCCGTTGGGGAAGTAGCGTGGTATGAAGGCGACCTGCTGATCGGAACCGGCGCCCAGCCCAGCCTTGTCCTGTCCGCCGGTAGTCACCAGATTGACATGCGTGTCTGGGCATACGCGGGAGGCCCGACCGCCATGGAGACCGTCACCACGATCAATGTGGGATTTGATTCGGAGGAGGACTCTGGGAGGTACAACCTGGGCCCCGGCTACAACTGGCCACCGCAGGCTGTGACGGCTGTCGAGGGCCTCAGTGGGCTCGCAGGACTGGTCCGATTCTGTGCTGCACACTGTCCAATCGAGGATCGCCTCAATTTCTCCGGGTGCGTATCCTTGGAATACGTCGAATGCTTTCAGGCGAACGTTCAGGCCGTCACTCTTACAGGCTGTATTTCGCTGATTCGGTTATGTTTGGAGAACTGCCGGGTAGCAGGGGTTACCAACGTGATCGACCTCAATCCGGTCAGGACTACCCTCAGGGATCTTCGCGCGGCTAATCAGCGTGGCGTACCGGCGGGGACTATACTGTCTTTCACGACCCTGACAGCCCCGTTGGATCAGATGTACCACTTTTGCGTACGTGATCAGCCAATGGCGAATGCGCCCGGTCTCGGCTCATTGCCCGCTATCGAGGAATACTGGTGCTGGGACACCGGACAGTCCACCGCCGAAACGCCTATCTCTCCCGTAGCTCGAAGCTTCCCGCTGTACGACAACTCATTCGATCAGGCATCGGTAGATCGAATTCTGATCGGTCTTCGGGATAACTCAACCAAGGGTGCTTTTTCGTTTGTAGACCTTCGCGGTTCAGCTACTCCGTCCTCCGTTGGTCTTACCGCAGCGGCGGATCTCCGCAGTCGGGGTTGGACTGTTACCCACGACTAGGGAACCCATGAAGTCGTCGTGGTCTAGCCCCCCACACAGACACACCCCGATGGAGCGGATTGTTTTCGCAGTTCGCCCGTAAAAACCGAATACCTCTATTTAACTAGACCTTTCCAGACACGGTGACTTCCAGCCATCTGGACACCGTTTGACCACCACAGAGTACTAACTCAACCTCTCGTAAGGAGTAACCCATGAAGCGCATCATTTCAGGCCTCGCCGTCGCAATCGCCTTGGCCATTCCCGTCACCGCCGTCGCCTTGTCGTCCCATTCCGCCCCGATCGCTGGTGGCTATGGCGATTGGCCGCTGAAGCAATAGGCATCTGAAGTCGGTCCCTAAAGGTCAAGAAAGGACCCAATATGGACGCAGAACTCGACGATTTCTTTGAGCACTTCGGTGTCAAAGGGATGCGATGGGGTGTCCGGCGCGATCGCTCAAGCGTGAAAACCGCACCAAAGACCCCCGAGAAGACCGGCACCGGAAAGGCATCTACCGCCGACAAGCCGACTCCCAAGGCCAGCTCGGCCCCGAAGTCGACAGCAGCCGCCGCTCCGGCCAAGCCCGCGATCAAAGAGCTGTCCGACGCCGAACTTCGTGCCGCTATCGATCGCTTGAACATGGAGAAGCAGTACTCCCAACTCACTGCGACTCCTGCGGCGACTCAAAAACAGAACGAGGGCAAGAAGATCGTCAAGGAGATCCTCCTCAACGTCGCAAAGCAGTCGGCACAGGACATTCTGAAGACCGCTGCGACTGCAGCCGGCAAGCAGGCCCTATCCATGGCTCTGAAGAAGCAGGGGAACGACGACCTGGCAGCTGCAATCTTCAACGTCAAGAAGAAGCACAAAGACTAAGAGAGGAGAGGCATCGTGGCGCTATCTAATAGAGCAACGCCAAAGTATTACGGACAGTTCCGCGACGCCGTCCTCCGTGGTGACATCCCCATCAATCGAGAGATCGAATTGGAGATGAACCGAACCGACGACTTGATCCGTGACCGCCGTTACTACTACGACGACAAAGCAATCGACGGATTCGTCTTATATTGTGAGAATGAACTCACGCTGACCGATGGGTCAGATCTGCATCTGCTCGATACTTTCAAACTCTGGGCGGAATCGATCCTTTCTTGGTTCGAGTTCGTAGAGCGAGAGGTATATGTCCCCAATCCAGACGGTCACGGGGGCAAGCGAGTCGTAAAGACCGTAAAGAAGCGTCTTCGAAACAAGCAGTACCTCATCGTTGCTCGAGGTGCGGCCAAATCGATGTACGCGTCGTGCCTCCAAAGCTTCTTTCTGAACATTGATACGGCTACCACTCACCAAATCACGACTGCTCCTACCATGAAGCAGGCAGACGAGGTGATGTCGCCGTTCCAGACAGCTATTACGCGATCGCGCGGGCCGTTGTTCAAGTTCTTGACGCAGGGCTCTCTTCAGAACACCACCGGATCGAGGTTCGAGCGCCAGAAGCTGGCCTCAACCAAGAAGGGTATCGAGAACTTCCTTACCGGGTCGATTCTCGAGATCCGACCGATGTCTATTAACAAACTTCAGGGTCTTCGACCCAAATACTCAACCGTGGACGAGTGGTTGTCAGGTGATATTCGAGAGGATGTCGTTGGAGCAATCGAGCAAGGCGCCTCGAAGGAAGATGATTACCTCATTATCGCGATCAGCTCTGAAGGAACCGTTCGGAACGGCTCCGGAGACACGATCAAGCTGGAGCTCCAACGCATTCTCCGTGGGGAGTGGGACAACCCCCACGTCTCCATCTGGTACTACAAGTTGGACACCATCGAAGAGGTCAATCAGCCGGAGATGTGGCCCAAAGCCAACCCAAACATCGGCAAGACGATCACTTACGAGACTTACGCGCTTGATGTGGAGCGAGCCGAACAGGCTCCTGCCACGAGAAACGACATTCTTGCGAAGAGGTTCGGCATCCCGATGGAGGGACTAACCTACTTCTTCACATACGAGGAAACACTTCCTCATCGACGACAAGACTTTTGGGAATTGCCCTGCGTTATGGGCATAGACCTATCACAAGGCGACGACTTCACGGCTTTCACGTTCCTGTTCCCTCTACCTAGAGGGAAGTTCGGCGTAAAGACCCGGTGCTACATTACGTCTCAAACACTGATGAAGCTGCCCGGGGCGATGAGAGTTAAGTACGACCAATTCAGGGAAGAAGGGTCGCTGCACGTCCTAGACGGGACGGTCCTAGACATGATGGAGGTCTACGATGATCTCGAAGCGTTCATCACTGAGATGCGATACGAAGTTAGGTCCGTCGGATTCGATCCGTACAACGCAAAGGAGTTCATCCATCGTTGGGAGACAGAAGAAGGTCCGTTCGGAATCGAAAAAGTCCAGCAAGGCGCGCGTACTGAGTCTGTACCTCTTGGTGAACTGAAGAAGATGGCAGAAGAAAGACTTCTTTTGTTCGATCAAGTTCTGATGACTTACGCCATGGGAAATGCCATCACCATGGAAGACACAAATGGAAACCGGAAGCTTGTTAAGAAGCGCCAGGACCAAAAGATCGACTCGTTCTCGGCCCTGATGGATGCTTGGGTCGCGTACAAACTGAATAAAGACTCATTCGAGTGACAGATCATGCATCCATCCAACAAACCGAGCTCAAAAGAAAGGAGGGATAGTGGCAGAATCAATTGGGAATCGGATCAAGAGTGCATGGAATGCATTTCGCAGCAAGGATGAGCAAATCGAGCATCCGCACCTGATGGATACGTACATCGTAGGTGCAAACCGACCTGAGCGGCCACGCCCCCGCGCTTTCAAGGAACGATCGATCATCGATTCGATCTTCACTCGGTTGAGCATCGATTTCGCCGCCGTAGAAATCCGACATGTCCGCTTGGACAAAGAGGGTCGCTACGTTTCAGACATGGATAGCTATTTGAACGACTGTCTAACGGTAGAAGCAAACCTGGATCAGGGTGCGAGAGCATTCCGACAGGACATTGCGATGAGTTTGTTCGAACAAGGTGTGATTGCGATCGTTCCGGTCGATACCACCCTAAACCCTAACGACTCTGCTTCCTACGACATCCTCACTATGCGAGTGGGAGAGATCAAAGGCTGGCACGCCCAGAAAGTGACGCTTAAACTCTATAACGAGCGAACTGGGAAGCGTGAAGAGGTCCAAGTCGACAAGACTATCGCGGCAATCGCCGAAAACCCATTCTACTCCGTGATGAACGAGCCGAACAGCACACTCCAACGTCTGAACAACAAACTCATGCTGTTGGATGTCGTTGACGAGCAGTCAAGTTCGGGGAAACTCGACATCATCATTCAGCTTCCGTACGCGATCAAGACCGATCTCCGGACGAAGCAAGCCGAAACCCGGCGATTGGCCATCGAAAAACAGCTAAAGGGCTCTCAGTACGGCATTGCGTACATCGACGGCACGGAGAAGATCACTCAGCTCAACCGACCTGCCGAGAACAACCTCTTGGCGCAAGTGGAATACCTCACCGCCATGGTGTACAGCCAGCTTGGCCTAACAGACGAGATTCTGAAGGGCACTGCCGACGAGGCCACCATGCTGAACTACCAAAACCGGACCATCGAGCCGGTAGTTGCCGCGGTTGTCGAAGCAATGCACCGGCGTTTCACCACCAAGACTGGCCGCACTCAGGGTCAGGCAATCAAGTACTTCCAGGACGTGTTCAAACTCGTTCCGATTAGTCAGGTTTCTGAGATCGCAGACAAGCTCGTTCGGAACCGGGTCGTTACCGGCAACGAAATCCGTACGGATGTCTTGGGTTGGAAACCGATTGACGATCCGACTGCCGATCAACTGCAGAACCCGAACATGCCAGTCCAAAAGAGTCCCGACACTTCGTCGCCGACTCCTCCCGAACCGGTGGTAGCCACCGATCCACACGAAGAGAAAGGAATACTTCAAAATGGAGTATGACTTCAGCGGATACGCAACCAAGGTAGACCTTCAGTGTGCTGACGGTCGCACCATCCGATCTGGGGCGTTCAAGGCAGACGACGGGAAGAAGGTGCCGGTGCTTTGGCAGCACGGCTCCCACGACCCGAACAACGTTCTGGGACACGCCATCCTGGAGGACCGTCCCGACGGTACCTACGCCTACGTCAAACTGAACAAGACGCCCTCGGGTATCCAGGCCAAGGAGATCGTCGAACACGGCGACGTCGAATGCCTCTCAATCCACGCCAACAACCTCATCGAGCGAGCCAAGAACGTCATGCATGGCGTCATTCGTGAGCTCAGCCTGGTCATCGCGGGCGCGAACCCCGGTGCCATGATTGACAACGTCATCATCCAGCATTCTGATGGCGGAGAAACCCTGCTCCACGACGAAGCCGTGATCACTTGCGGCCTGCCGATCGAGCACGAAGAGCCGCACGCAGAGATCGAGCACGCCGACACGGAGGATGCTCCCTCCGAATCGGGAGACACAACCATTGCCGACATCCTCGAGAGCATGACTGAGGAACAGCGCAACGCGACTGCTTACTTGGTCGGCGCGGCACTCAAGCAGTCTTCGGAATCCTCCGACGCTGCTGTCCAACACTCGGCAGAGGTCGCCCCGACCGAAGAGCCGACCAACCCGCAAGACATCGTCCCGGCCGAAGCGCCGTCCGACGAGCAGGATTCCACCAACCAAGGGCAAGCCCTTCAGCACGATCAGGAAGGAACCACTCTCGTGCACAACATCTTCGACCAGGATCAGAACACAGACTCGAGCAAGTCCCTCAAGCACACGATGACCGGAGACGCCATGAAGGGCGTCTTTGAGGACGCCAAGAAGCTCGGCTCCTTGAAGGAGGCCGTCGAGGGCTACGCCTTCAAGCACGGCATCGAGGACATCGACATCCTCTTCCCGGACGCCAAGGCCGTCACCAACACCCCCGACTTCGTCAAGCGGCGCACCGAGTGGGTTGCAGCGGTCATCTCCGGCACCAAACACACCCCGTTCAGCCGGATCAAGTCCCTGTCGGCCGACCTGACGCTCGCCGAGGCCCGCGCCAAGGGTTACGTGAAGGGCGACTTCAAGAAGGAAGAGTTCTTCCGCGTCGCGAAGCGCGTCACCACCCCGCAGACCGTCTACAAGAAGCAGAAGCTGGACCGGGACGACATCCTGGACATCACCGACTTCGACGTGGTCGTCTGGCTCCGTGAAGAGATGCGGATCATGCTCGAGGAGGAAATCGCACGGGCGATCCTCGTCGGCGACGGCCGTTCCAACGCGGATGACGACAAGATCAACGAGACGAACATCCGTCCGATCGCCACCGACAACGAGCTGTACGTCACCACGGTGTACGTGAACCTGGGCGACACCAACTCGTCCCACGAGGAGATCGTCGAGGCCCTGACCCTCCACCGCCGTCACTACCGCGGTTCGGGCAACCCGACCTTCTTCACCTCCGAGTCCTACCTGGCCAAGATGCTCCTGGTCAAGGATGACATCGGTCGTCGCACCTACCCGACCGTCAACGATCTCGCCGCCGCCCTGCGTGTCAGCAACATCGTCGCGGTCGAGGTGATGGAAGACCTCGGAGACCTGGTCGGCATCCTGGTCAACCTGACCGACTACACCGTCGGTTCGGATCGTGGTGGCGCTGTCACCATGTTCGACGACTTCGACATCGACTTCAACCAGTACAAGTACCTCATCGAGACGCGGATCTCCGGCGCCCTGACCCGGCCGAAGTCCGCCATCGTGGTTCGCAAGACCGCCAGCAACGCGGTTCTGGTCACCCCGACGGCTCCTGAGTTCGACGGCGACACCGTGACGGTTCCGACCGTGACCGGCGTGGTCTACAAGAACAAGCTGACCAACGCGACGCTGGTGACGGGTACCCCGATCGAGCTGGCCGAGGGTGACACCCTGTCGGTCATCGCGCAGCCCACCTCTTCGGCGTACTACTTCTCCACCAACGCCGACGACGAGTGGACCTACGAGAACGAGGGCTGATCCCAGGTGCCTAAGTTCCACGGTCCGGTCGGCTACGTAGAGACCGTGGAGACTGCGCCAGGCGTGTGGCAAGAAGTGGCAACCGAATCCGATCTCTACGGGAATGTCGAACGAGCTAGTCGAACACTTTCGGGTGCCGACAAAGTAAACGACGACATTTCCGTGGAGAACGTGATCAGTGTCATGGCTGATGCGTATGCGCAGGAGCACTTCTTTGCCATTCGTTACGTGAAGTGGGCGGGGACCAACTGGAAGGTTACTTCGGTGACCGTCGAGCGTCCCCGCCTGATTCTCCGGCTAGGAGGTGTCTACAATGGCCTCACGCCTTGAGTTGCAGGATCTACTTGAAGAGCTCTTGGGCTCGACAAGGGTCTACTTTCAGCAGCCTTCAAACGAACAGATGGAGTATCCGTGCATTGTGTACCAAAGGGATGTCGCGAGGTCCCTCTTCGCGAACAACCTGCCATACCGGTACATAAAGGGATACCAAGTCATCTACATCGATCGCAATCCTGACAGTCCGATCCCGGACAAGATTGCCAAACTGCCCATGTGTACATTTGACCGTCACTATAAGGCAGACAACCTCAACCACGACAGCTTCAG